AGTTTGATTATATCGGGTGAGGGAGAATAAGGAAATTCGTGTTCAGTGTTATTTCGTGTTTCTTGTTAATTTTATTTTAGCGGTCACATCTGTCTCGTCTGCTCATCGTCCTTTGTATGAACAATGACTTCACCTGCTGCCATAGACATAATCTTACCGTCAACAAGTCCAAATGAAGGCGAATCAATCCAACATGGGACATCAATAAAATGACAATTATGATTAACCTTCAATATAAACGGCAAATGTCGCATTATCCCTTTCCATCTGCCATTACGCTTTGATTCCTCTGAAATAATAATGTACCGTTTCCCCTCATACAAAATGAAATCCCCTCGATTGAGAGGGGAGAGGGAAGAAATATTTTTGTCGTTGTAGTTTTGATTTAATTTTCGGTTTGTGATCAATACTCGTCTAGGCTGATCGTTGATCAAAACGTCTTGACCCATGACAGTGATTAGGTATTGATAATCAGCATTTGATGAAAAATCAAATATATTAAACAATTTTATTATAACTCCCTTCTTTTGTTCGATTTATTCTTAAAAAATTGAGCAGATAATAGTTTTATACCTTACTTGAAAAATTGCGTTTTAAAAACATTGATACAACAACAAAAAAATATTAATAAATCGTAACATTTGTATGATAATTGCTCTGCGGCCGTCGTGCCGAGTTGACTAGCGGATACGAGCGCTTGGATTTCGGGGATTAGTGCGTTAAGTTTGAGAAGGCGTTTAGTATTGGTCAAGGATTCATCCAAAGTGTCTGCAATCTTGGATAGTCCATTTTGGTCTTTCCTATTGAACTGGTTGTTCCCTTTTTGAACGCCCCAATACTCCTTCAAAAATTGCGCTATCCGCGCCTTCTTAATCGGATCGGTTTCCGCCTGACCACGCCGCTCGACGTTTTCAGCAATAAGCAGATATTCTGCTTTCCTGTTCGTCAACTATCAACCGTTAAACAACATGAAAATATTACTGTTACCGCTGTTATCATCGTTAACGCTCATCATGCGTATTTTGCGATTGAGTTGATCAATTCGATTCTGCAATGCATCCGCAAAATCTAAAACACTAATATCATCCTCTTTATATGACTTCATTAACTGTGGTTGATTGGCTAATGACTCCAATAAAGCCAATGCTGTGCTATAAATCGCCTTCTTATTGGCATTGGACTGTGGATTATATTCGTCTTGTGGGTTTAATCCATTTTCTTGTAGGTAAACGGTTAATTCTGACTCAGGATAATTGATACCTTTTGTTTCTAATTGTAATCGTTCTAGGTTGGTCAATTTAAACACTCTCCTTATAAAAAATAAAAAAAAGCGACCGAAGCCGCTTTAGTTAAAAGTCAATGTTACAACTTTCTTTTCCTTGTCAAATTCGATGTTGTAACTAATCCCTAGATCGGCAAAGAATTTTTCTAAAGAAATATAGTTTATTCCGTTTACGTTTTTAGCAATTCCAATTTTCTCATATAAAGAAACAACGTATTTTTTAGTTCTATCGCTATTGTAAAAAGTAGTAATTTGATATGCATTATTAATATCTAAATATTTAGTTTCGGTTTCGTAGTATGGTCTAGGCGAGGAAACTTGTATTGTTCCATCTATAAACGGGTTGTCTGTGTTGGACACTTTATAATTTCCATATGCAATATTCAACAGTTCGTTTATCGCATATTCAGAATAGTAGTATCCTAAATAATACTTTTCATCTTCACCTAGCATAATATTCAAAATAGCCGTTGTTTTATATAGTTTTTCATTAAGTTTAATCAATATTGTTTCTGTTCTTGTTAGTGTCATAGTGTCGTAAAATCCTGCTTTAATTTTTGTTACCTTTTTATTTTTGAAATCAATTTTATATTGACTTAAATCCGCGAGATCGTCTCTTTTGAGAAATTGTAATAAAAAGGATTCTTCAAAATATGGAGCAGTATTAGTTAAGAAATAATTAGTATCGTCGGTTTTATATTCTTTTCCATCATATTTTAGTGTTAGATCAATCCCATTAAGACCAAACGAAAACTTATGATTGAACTTATCATTTAATTCGTTAAGATTATAAAAAATTGAGTCTTTATTAATTGTATTGCTATTGGAATCATCATTAGTTTGCTCTGTCGATTGTTCTGTTTTCAATTTTACTGTCTTCGTTTTTTCATCCCAAATCACTTCAACCCCTAGTAGTTCCGCAACTTCGCGCATAGGTAAGTAATTACTGCCTTTATAATTTATCGCTTTGTTCTTTAATTGCACGCTCTGACCATTCAATTCAACTTTCAAATCATGATTAATGAACGCTTGGATTTTTTCAAAACCGGATTGAGCAACAACGACAACAGGCAACATCAAACATGAGGCAACAACTAGGGGAATGATAAATTTACGCATTACCTTACAACACCTCCTAATATTTTCCACAATCATTTTACCATCGGTCATTTTGTAGGTCTATACGATCAGGAAAATATTAGGATAGTGGTCTTAATGGACTATTTTTTTATTTTTTTGTGGATGTGTTAGGTGGTCAGCTGAAGGCAAAAAAATCAAAATAGGGGTATCGGATTGGCTCCTAACCCCTAAAAATGATAAAAAACATTTATCAAAGCTGCCCTGATAATTTTACTTATCAAGGTACTATTCAAAATTACCAATAAATGGACAAAATCATGCCGATAAATTACATATTGGTTGGCTTTTGCAACACTATATTATCAATATAGTGGTCTGACTGCTCTAAATCCTTATGAATCAAGGAAAATCAGCTATCTTTGATGAAAATTGATTGAAAAATCGAACTATATATAGTGTAATTGTTTATAAAATATACTATATATAGTGTCGCATATCGTAACAGGTGCGCGATGGGCGATATATTCATTTTCCTCATCATCCTATATTTTTCAACAAAAAATATAAATCATAATTGATAATAATTCTCACTTACATATCACTCATTACAACATCTTCAACCTGATTTTCATTACTACCTTCATTCCTCAACCTATCCATTTCAACCGCAACATCTGCAACGTATGGATTCCGTTCAACGGCTGTTTCTTGACTAATCGCTTTAATCTCTCTAAGCACCTTCAGATTATCCACAACCTCTTTATCGTTGCTTGGCCGCGCAAAATGGAAATGATAGTCTAGGCTGTCATATTCCTCATCACTAAATGTGATACCCTTCAAAGCCAACAACTTTCTAAACACTTCAAACCGTTGATCTATTCCAGCCCTCATATACTTTGCGTTTAATGCGCCTTTCATATCTGCAAGGCTAAACAACAATCTAATACTAACTTCACTTAGATTACTAATATCCGTTTTACTCATTGAAACCGCTGGAACATTCGCAATATCAAGCAATGCACTACTAAGAGTTTTATATAAACTTTCAAACCCTTTCACATCAAACGGATTAGATTTAAAATCAAATGTACTTCCATACTCCAACACAATACCGCCGCCGATGATATCCTTCGGCAACCCATCGCCTTTAAGTTGTTGTCCAGTCACAACAGGAATTCCTGTTAGGTAATGGTCGTATGCGTCTGTAGTTTTGCTAATCAATTCCTCAAGACTGTCAATAATCGGAATTAAATCCAATAAATCCGATCTCCCTAGATTTCCAATTTCGTCTTGATTATGATATAAAATCGGCAACCCTGACACATTGCTATAAGTTCCTTCCAGTCTCAAATTACCGCCATTATTCGTCCAATGTTCGACTGTATCAGGATAATAAACCGTATAATTATCTACATTATCAACCGTATAAAATTCAATCATGGCAATATAATTATTACGGCTATCATAAACCGGATAGCAATCAGCAGGATCAAGCAACTTTGATTTAATGTTTTTTTCTCATCTATATAAACATACTCCGCTACAAAACCATATTTGACCATACGATCTAAAATATCAAAATCAATAGAGTTGTACCTTCCACGCTTATAAACTGTTTGATATGCCTTTACAATATTCTCATTGCCGGTTAACGTGATCGGATTGCTTAATAAATAAGATGTTGTAAAATTAACCATCGTTTTCCCCAGTTGCAGAACGATCTTCTTAGGGTGGTATTCCTTTCCATTAAACACATAAGAAGGTTTATTCAAAATTTTATGCTGTCCCGACAAATAGCCCTTCAAATCCAAAATTTGATTTACCCTTTGTTGATGATAAACCTGATTTACTTCCTCAACAAACCAATCCCTTTTTCCCGAATGATTTTGATTTATGTACCTTTGCAATAAATCTGACATATGATTACTCCTTTCAGTCAATTTGCAATGTCAACATAATACCGATTCGCTTTTAGACCAATTACTGCTAACATTAGACTAATCACCAAGTCATGATGATGTCCGTCTATCCTGTTATTGCCTGTCTCGCTAAAGGTCTGCATCTGTGTTAATGTATCTTTACAATTGATTTGGATTAATCCTGTTTCAAACGCTTCTTTTAGGTCGGTGATTGCTTGACTTTTTGTCATTGCGGTTGATGGGAACCCTAATTTATAATCGCTGCCACCTTTAGCATCAAAATGCCTATGACGATATAAATTAAGATATGGATCGTCCGTATCTTTACGCAAACGCTCTAATAGACTTGTGCCTAGACCATTCCTTTCCACGGTCATAAAAGCATAGTTAAAATATTTACCTAGTGACTTAACAATAACAACAAAGCGATAAACAGGAACATCATTTCGGCAAAAAGTGGCAACCTGTACGCCCGAATGATCCAAGATTGTAATTGTTGAATAATCCCCTTGACTCCCCGCTGCAACGTCAACACCTCCAAAATATCTTTTTCCTTTTTGTGGTAAATGGTAAATCTCTAACCCTCTGCCAATGTATTGGATTAAGTTTTCCGGCAATTCGTTTTTAAGTTGTTCCCTTGTTAAGGGTGGTAATGTATGATTCAATCGTTCCAGTATTTTCGTCTGATCAAAAACACTAACTCCTGTACTAATGAACGCCTGAACATCGAATGCCGGAAACTCCTGATAGAATGTGTTTTTGTCCTTATCTTGAAGCGTATAAATACGCCACATTAACAAATTTAGGCTACATCCCATGTCATATAATTGCTTTTCTTCAGCGTTTAAGTCTTTAACTGATAGCCGTTGCCCTTTGTTGTTCTGTTTGTACCACTCAACCGCTAACTGAATGTCATATTTAAACTGTTTTTCATATGCACTTGAAAAAAATGGATAGAAAAACGCTTTATATTTGCTCCTGCCTTTTTTGGCTTGACTATATAATTGTTGAGCGTAATTAAACCCATTTGCGGTTGTCTCAATAACCAGTTTTGCTTTATCTGACTTTGCTAATGATGGTTCGACCGAAGTTAAAACCTGTTTCAAGTCGTCGTAAAACGCTGCTTCACTCAAAAGGATATACATTAACGTCATGCCACGGCCTAAATCCTTTGTGCCGGTTGTGGTTGATACAATTCGTGATCCGTTGCTAAAAAGTAACTCATCCCGATTATCACGGACAACATCGGGGAAGATGTTATATTTATCCCTAGGTAAATGCTGATTCATCTTTTTGATCTTTTGAAATAAGTCTTTTGCTGATTCACCCTTATAGCTGACAATAAGGTAATTCGTATTTGGATTCGTTACCGCCATCCATAAACAATAAGCTAATGACAACGTTGTAAAGCCTAGCTGCCTTGGCTTCAAGATAAAATTAAAACGACCAGCATGATTGATAAAATCATTTTGCTGATCGTTCAAATTAAAGGGAATTAAATTACCGTCGTTGTCAACGATTTTAATAAAATTTTTCGCGAACAACTCAAAGTCGTTCATGATTTTTTGTAGCTTCTGACTTTTTGTCATTGCTAATCGTGTCACATTGTCACCTCCAAAATAAATTAACCCCCTTCCCAACAATCGGAAGAAGGTTATAGAATCAAGTCATCTTCATCGTCATTTTTTGCTTTTTGCAACTGTTTTTCAGCTTGTCTGCTGTATTCTTTAATTTCCTTGCCTAACTGCAATAACAATCTTATACTTTTTTCATCGCCAGACTTAGCTTTTTCAGACAAACTATTGTATATTTCCTCTAAGTCATGATCAAATTTAGTACTCAAATAAATAGACAGCAGATTCCTATATTCTTCTGTTTTTTCCCATTCCAACAACGAATTGAATGATTTTAATTGAACAAAACGCAAAAACTCTTCCTCGGATTTCTTCGGTAATCGTTGATCATACCTTAAATCAAATTTCCATTTAAAATATTCACGTTTCCTTGTAGTGACATTTTTTAACGCTTCATATATATTCATTTTTATCATCCTTTCAAATTTGGCTCTATACCAAACATAGTGCTTGACAACATGTAGAGCAAAAATTGAAAAACATCTGTACATTCCATAAGATGGTTGTGCGACCAATCCAACTCGAGGAATGACAGATGCACAACCAGTATAC